CATTGTTTGTTTATCAGAAACAATCTAGTTGATACGATTGAATTTACCGGTTTTTTAGGAGGAAGAATGAATATTTTATCTGACGAATTTATTAATTCGTATGCTGACAAAAAAGCACCCTGGGGTTTTAATGGCCTGGGTGAGATTGTTTACAAAAGAACATACGCTAGGGATATTGAAGAACTTGGAAGAAAAGAGTTCTGGCATGAGACTATTGGTCGGTGCATTAACGGAGCGCAGGCAATTGGTGCTGGCTATACAGAAGATGAAGCAAAAAGGCTCTTTGATTATATTTTCAATCTAAAGGGGATATTTGCTGGTAGATCACTCTGGCAATTGGGAACGCCGCTTGTTGAGAAGATGAGTGGTGTTTCACTTGTTAACTGCTGGATGACGACCGTATCTTCGGTTGAAGACTTCCAGTTTTTAATGGACCATCTAATGGTTGGTGGTGGTGTAGGTTTTTCAGTTGAAAGATCCATTGTCTACAAGATGCCTAAGATTAAAAAAGTTGATTTCATTAGGCATGAGAGAACAAATGATGCAGACTTTATTGTTCCTGATTCTCGTCAAGGCTGGTCTGCTCTTCTCGGTAAGGTTCTCTCAAGTTACTTTGACACAGGTGAATCTTTTTCCTACAGCACAGTGCTGATCAGAGGTTTTGGCGCTCCACTTAAAACATTTGGTGGTACTGCATCGGGGCCGGAAGTCTTAATTGAAGGTATTAGCGATATCTGTAATATCCTTGACAAGCGTGTTGGAAAAGATATTCGATCCGTTGATGCCTTAGATATTGCAAATATCATCGGAAAGATCGTTGTAGCCGGCTCTGCTCGAAGATCAGCACAGATTGCTATTGGCGATCCAGATGACATTTTATTTTTAAGAGCGAAGAACTGGGGTCGTGGTGACATCCCTGGTTGGAGAGCTAACTCTAACAACTCTATCTTTGCTGATTCTTATGATGAAATGATTGACGAATTTTGGAAGGGTTATGACGGTTCTGGCGAGCCATATGGATTGATTAACAGAAAGTTAATTAGAAAGAATGGTCGTCTTGGCGAAAAGGTAAATGACAGCAAGGTAATCGGGACTAATCCATGTGGAGAGATTGGTCTTGAAGATGGAGAGCCGTGCAATCTTGCTGAGATTTTCTTGCCAAACATTTCTTCTAAAGAAGAATTAGTTGATATAAGCAAACTTTTGTACAAGACGCAAAAAGCAATCACCACTCTTTGGTATCCATACAAGAAGAGCCGTGACGTTATCACCAGAAATCGCCGCCTTGGTCAGGGGGTGACAGGTTGGCTTCAGGCGACAGACGAGCAGTTATCTTGGGTTTCTGATGCCTATACAGCCCTTAAAGGGTTTGACAAGGAGTGGTCCGATCATGTTGGGATAAATCCTTCTATTAAGCTTACCACTGTGAAGCCCAGTGGGACATTAAGCCTCTTGGCGGGAGTTACACCTGGCATCCACCCTGCCTATGCTCAGTATTATATTAGACGAGTAAGAATGGGTAGTAATGACCCGCTGGTTCAATATTGTCGTGATAAAGGATACAATGTTGTTTACGATATTGGTCTTGATGGTAAGGAAAATCATATGATTTGTGTTGTGGAGTTTCCTTGTGAAACCCCAGAACACGCGACCCTTGCAAAGGATCTCACAGCAATTCAGCAGATGGAATGGGTTGTTAAAGCTCAGTCTGAGTGGGCAGATAATAATGTCAGTGTGACGGTCTACTACAGAAAAGAAGAACTGCCTGAGATTCGTCAATGGTTGAGCAAAAACTACTCCAATAAGATTAAGTCTGTTTCTTTCTTGCTTCATAGCGATCACGGTTTCGCTCTTGCGCCCTATGAGGAAATAACAAAAGAGGAGTATAGCAAAAAGAAAAGCAAGATTAAAGATATAACTAATTTTATTGATAATGCAAACACTTTATCTATTGAGAGCCTTGAGTGTGAGGGCGGTGCTTGTCCTATCAAGTGATTAAATCAACAGTGCGATTGGCGAAAAGTGTACCGCAATGGTACACTTTTTGTCATTTATGGTGCTTTTTTACTCAATCTAGTGTATGATATTTTGAATGAGCAACGATTTTGTAGTCAACAAGCAGCTCTGGGTTCCAGAGCGTGCGTTTGGTGTTTGTATTTGGATAATGCCGGATGGTAATCCGCTTTCTGATGGTGACGGATATCTGTCTGCTGAAGGTTTTGTAGGTGATTTTGCTATTGAAAATCGTGTTGCTGAAGCCGCTAAATACTGGACTGGATCAACAGAGGGCCGTGTTGCCTGGGTTCATGGGGCAAGAAAAGTTACTGAGTCTGAACTAGATGACCAGAAAGCCAGGCTTGCTGATGGATATACACCAGATCCATATGAGGATGCTATTGAAGCAGCTGTGAGAGGTATTAAATAATGGGAACAAGCCATATTGAAGAAGTCGAAGATGGTATTGAAATCGATGAATTAACATATTTCCAGATACTGTCTAAAATAGAAAATAATGATCCATTTAAAAAAGTTAAGACTGCAAGTCTCTCAAATAAAATGAAAAGAAGATTTTATAATCTTCAAAAAAAATTAACTGGAGAACCGGATGCTGTTGGAACTAAGTATGTTGATCCTGAAGAGGTTGATGGCTATTCGCTCTATGATGTTGTGACTCCGCCCTATGATCAAGATACGTTGGCCAATTTATACGATCAGAGTGCAATTCACAACTCATCAGTTAATGCAAGAGTTATGAATACTGTTGGCCTTGGTTATGAGTTTATTGAAACTACTAAATCTAGACGAATGCTTGAGAAAGCCGCCAGCAACTCCGACCGGCTCAGTCGCGTTAGAAAAAATATTCAAAACGAGAAAGAGAAGCTTGATGAAATTTTTGAAAACTTAAATGATGAAGAAACTTTTCTTGAAACTATGATTCGTGTCTGGCTGGATGTTATGACGGTTGGGAACGGCTATCTTGAAATAGGTAGAACAAATTCTGGAAAGATTGGCTACATAGGTCATGTCCCGGCAACTCTGGTCAGAGTTCGCAGAAAAAGAGATGGGTATGTGCAAATCGCCAAGAGTAACAAGATTCAGGCTGTGTTCTTCAGGAACTTTCAAGATGACGAAACCCCAGATCCGATCAACGCAGACTCTAATCCTAATGAACTAATTCATTTTAAGACATACTCACCCAACAACACATATTATGGCATTCCCGCTGCTGTCTCTGCGGCCGCGGCAATTGTTGGTGATAAATATGCAAAAGAATATAATATTGATTACTTTGAAAATAAGGCAATTCCTAGATATGCGATTATTTTAAAGGGTGCAAAACTCAGCGCCAAGTCTAAGCAAGAACTTGTTAATTATTTTAGAAATGAAGTGAAGGGCAGGAATCACGGGACTCTTGTTATTCCGATTCCCTCCTCCATTGGCTCAGATGCTGACATCAAGTTTGAAAAATTAGAAGCTAATGTTCAAGACGCTTCTTTTGATAAATATAGAAAGTCTAACCGAGATGAGATCTTAGTTGCTAACCGAGTTCCCGCCCCCAAGGTTGGCGTGTATGATAACGCCAACTTAGCGGTCTCTAGAGATGCCGACAAGACATTTAAAACCCAAGTCATTGGGCCAGATCAGGCTGTAATTGAAAAGAAAATGAATAAGATTATTCAAGAGTTTACTGATCTCGTGTATATGAGATTTAAGAGAATTGATCTTGTGGACGAGGATATTCAGTCTCGTATCTATGACAGATACCTGCGAACTGAAGTTGTCAGTCCAAACGAGGTCAGAGGTGAACTTGGTTTGCCGGAAAGAGAGGATGGCGATGTTGTCCTGCCTTTCCCCACTAAAATAAAGAAAGAAGGCCCAGGTGCTCCGCCGATGAATAGCAATAATCAATCATCGGCCCCACCCAGGGCAAGGTCTGATACGCCTGCCGGCGCTAGCGATGCTAATGCTACGGGCGATAGAGCTGAAAGAGGCCAGGAACAAGATGCTGGCCGTAATACGGAGGTTTAATAATGAGTATGGGTATTGTTTATAGCAATGGCGCTTTGACGGATGGTGATGGTGAAGTCCAATTGCCTGGTCATACAAGTGCTGTTTACATTGCAAATGTTGATACAAATCATTGGGTTCAGATAAAACTTAATGGCGGTCCACATTCTGTGTGGATTCCCGATGCGCAGGGTCACGTTCATAACTATATTTGTGTCCCAGGTGACTATACTAAGATTGAAGTCGTTACAGGTAGTTCAACAGTTGCAGTTTATGCTGTAGCATAATTTCTGATAAAATCTTATTAGAGGATTTATGGCTGCTACTAGAAACATTTCAATATACAAAGGTGATACTTACACGCATGAGATCTCTATTAGAGATTCTTCTAATACTGCTATTAACATTTCGGATAGAACCTATGTTGCGCAGATAAAAAGAAGCTCTGGAGCCTCGGATTCGGTTATTTCATTTACTTCGACTATCACTGATGCTGCTAATGGTGTTTTACAAATTAGTTTGACAAGTGCTCAAACTAGTGAACTACAGTCTGGCGTTTATAAATACGATCTTCAAGAAACTAATGGTAGTAATGTTTTAACTCTTATGACTGGCAATGCAACTATTACTGGAGATATAACAAGATGAGTGGTGAAGTGACTACTGTTAGGGTGACTAGCGGTGATTCTACTATTATAAGCGTTGCTTCTGGTGAATCTACTGTTTTAAATGTTTCAAATTCTGCATCAAGCATTCTTGTTGCTACACCTGCAACTATTAGCATGCCAACTTATGTAAACTTAAGTGATGATATTCCACAAGAACTGGCTAATGTTGGTTCTGCCGGTGTAAGTCTCTTTGCAGCGAGAGCTGATAATGTGCATCCAACA